CTAGTTAAGTTGGTTTGCGATTTTTCTTGCCTGAATGCTCTCTGGCACTTTGGACAAATTTTGGACTAACTCGACTCCGGGGCGTAGGTCTGAATCAATCAATCTGGCGTGTTGCGAAAGGTGTTCCGGTGCCAGGTGGGCATACCTTTGCACCATTTCGATACTTTCCCAACCGCCCATTTCTTTTAGCGCTGCTAGGGGCGTACCCTGCTGGACTAGCCAGCTTGCCCAAGTATGCCGCAAATCATGCCAGCGGAAATCTTCTATCCCCGCTTTCTCCAACGCTTCGCGCCATACCCTGGTGCTAACCTCTTGAACTCTGCCGCCGCGTGTGTTGGTAAACACATAATCGCTTACCCGTGGCCGCCCCATCAATACTTGCATGGCGGTGTGATTGAGCGGCACACCTATCGCTTTCCCTGCTTTGGCTTGATCGGGATATATCCAGGCCACCTGCCGGTTAAGGTCTAGCTGCTCCCATTTGAGATTAAGCACGTTGGCTTGTCTCAATCCGGTAGCGAGCGAGAAGATAACCAGATGCTGCATATAGGGCAGGTGTGCCAAGGCATTAACTAGGCGCTGTGCTTCTTCGGGATACAGCCACCTGATGCGTTTCTTTGGCTCTTTGTGAAGTTTGAGCTTGGGGGCTTTGTCTAGCCAATCCCATTCGTTTACGCATTTATTCAAGATGGCGCGTATCAGGGCAAAGTATCTGTTCTTGGTGCTGCCTGTTCCCGGTCGCTTATTCACTACGCTATGGATTAGGTCACGGGTTAGCATCTCAAGTGGCAGGCCGCGCAGTTCGGTTAGCAGCCTTATCTTTGTTTTGTCGTCTGATAGGCTTTTCTTGCCTTGGTTTTCTTGTATCCAGCGGATGCAGGCTTCATCCCATAGGCGCTGCGGTTTCTCCCCTAGCTTCTCTTGCCGCCAAAGCTCGTGCTTTAGTTTATCGTGCAACTCTTGCGCGAGTTGTCGGTCGGTTGTTCCAGCAGTACGTCTAAAGCGGACACCGCTTGGTGTACGAAAGGATATTTGCCATATCCCGTGTTTGTTGAGATGGATTGACATTGTGCTTTACTCCTTCTGCCAATCACCGCTTGCTGTTGGCTATTCTGCTTCGCGGCAATGTAGTTTTCAAGTGCGGTTTCTGTGATTACCCATGCCCTGCCCGCTTTGAAGGCTTCTATTTCGCCGGTACGGCACATGTGGCAAACGGTATGATGGTGGCACTTCAGCACTTCGGCGGCTTCGTGGATGTTGTAGGTTTGCATGGTGTCTCCAAACTAAAGACCGCCCGAAGGCGGTCCGGTTAATCAATCTCCAAAATTAAAGCCGCATTACGCGGCGGGGTTTGCAGTTGCGGGCTTCTGCCCATTCGCGGATTTGGGTAAATGTTTTCATGGTTGCTCCTCTGCTTCCGCGGCCGCGTGCGACTGCATGGTGGCATCGATTGCATCACGCAGGCTGTTATATTCGTCTGAGCACCAGCCCGGCAGTATGACTTTGCCGATTTCGTTTGTTGGGTCGGCCAACCAGTCCAGCCGCTCGGTGTCGGAGTGCTGGATGGGTTGCAGGCGGTTGGTTAGGTAGTCGTATGTACGGCCATCCTCTCCGGTTACGGTACAGCTTGATAGGTATCCGCGCAGGAAAACAAACTGCTTACCATCAGCATCTCGCACAATGTCGCCAAATTTGAATTGCTGTGTCATGACTTGCTCCTAAAACGGGATTTCCGAACTGTCTAAATCCTCCACCGGCGCAGACTGCCTTGCTGCGGCAGGATGTGTTGCCGGTTGGGAAGCGTGGGCTTGGTCGCGGCTGCCTTGCAGGGTAATGTCGCCGACTATGATGTCGATGCCCTGCCTCTCTATGCCTTGGCGGTCGGTATATTGGCGGATTTGCAGGCTGCCAAATACGGTAGCCGCCCCGCCCTTTTTGATATAAGGGGCAAGCTTTTCGGCTCGGTTACCGAACAGTTGGCAGTTGAAGAACTGTGCCTGCTCTTGCCCGTTGATGCGGATGTTTTCGGCAATGCCGAAATTAAGAATGTGGTGGCCGTTCGGGGTAATACGGATTTCGCCGTCTTTGGTGAAACGGCCTGCTACTGCGATGGCACTCATGAAAACTCCTTTATCTGTTTGTTTATCAATTCGATGAATCTTTTTTCCCGTGCGAGAAGCTGCTGGATTTGGGTGTGATACTGCTCGCGGCAGACGCGGTAAACCAATAATCGGTATGGATCGGGGGCGAAGCTGCAATAGCTGACAAAATCCCACCAATCGCGCCCGGAGTGGGCAAGGTTGCCCAGTATCTGCCAGCGGTAGGCGGGGTCGAAGCTGCCGCGCCGTTTGGTGGCGGCGTGGGTTTGCGGCAGCACGCTTTTGATTTCGATGCCGCCATCCTCTCCGATAAGGCCGTCGGGGGAGCAGCCGATATAGTCATCACAGAAAAAGCCGCCGTTTTGCACGGTGCAGAATGTTTCTGCCTCATACAAGGCACGGGCTGCCGGCTCTTCTATGTGGCCGCGTTCCATGTCGGCATTGCTGTAGCCGTCGCCGTAGTGGGCGCGCATGGAATGGCCGTTGATGCGCTCGAAGGCGATTTGCACGGCCAGGCGTTTGGCGGCATCGCTGAAGGCTTTGGGTTGGTTGGCCATGATGAGGGCGAAGTTGGAAGCAGTCAGCCGCCCGGCGCGCAGCTCTTCCCACTCCGGGCCGTTCTGTTCGATGTCGTACCATTTCATGATTGGGTCGCCTGCCGGATAAGCGCCTGACGGTTCTCTTCATTAATGAGAACGCGAGCTTCCACCGCATCTAAGTTGCCGTCTCGCTTATAGGCATCAATGGCGTATTGCCACATTTTCTGATTGGCGGGGGTAAGTTCTTTTTTCTCTTTTGGCCGGACGGCGGCAGGGCGGATGCGTAGCCCTTCCACGGTTTCGCGCCCGAAGCGTACGTTATGGTCTACATAGATTTCTACCTGCACGCCGTTCCAGTCTTCCAGGAACGGGCTGCCGGTTATCTTGGCGACCATCTTGGAATTGGTAGCGTTGAGTATCATGGGTTTTAACGGCTCGCCGGCTCGGATTTCACGCTCGGCGAAGTAGGCGGTATTCATACTGTCTTTGGTCTTTTTGGTTTTGTCTGCCTCGACTTGAACGCATCTGATGGTAAGCACTACCGGCTCGACAATATCGGCGGCGGACAGGTAGGGGCTGTCAAATACTTTGCGATAGTGGGTTTTGTTTTGCTGGGTCATGATTGGCTCCTAGGATAAATGGCGTTCAGGTGGTTTGGCTGGGGTCGTAGTGATAACTGGCGGCTTCACAGTGGCATGACAGCGCTGGCAGGTTGGGGTTGGCGGGAAGATGCCGCTCCATACATCAGGGATAACTACTTTGCCACCACATTGGCTACACGTTCCGATTACGCGATACATGATTTACTCCGGTGGTTATTGGATAGTCGGATTCGGTGTTTCTTCGGCCAAACCAAGCGCTGCTGCCTCTTTGCAGGCGGTATCAAGCAGCATGACCGTTCTGAACACCGCATCCAAAAATATGTCTTGCCCTTCGTCGCCTTTCTTGGCAACGTAATAGGCATCTTCGACAATCGGGGCGATGTTTTTCCGCACGAGGGGAATGGTGATGGCCATTAACCTGCTATCTTCGCTTTTGGGGTTGAGCCGGTAGTGGTGTATCGCCGCTCCGGCAACGGATGCAGCCATGCCTAAAATGGTGTTGGCCTCTAGCGAGTAGGTTTTGCGGTACATATCTTCTTTCTGATTCACTATTAATCTCCTTCCGGCTCGTACACCACGCCGCGCATTACCTCGTAGTCGGTCATCTCTTCGTAGTATTTCTGCGCTTCGGCGGCTTCCTGCGCTGCTTGGCGGTCTAGTGCTGACACGCGCTCAGCGGCTGTCTCTGTGGTCTGCAAATACTGGTCTTGGCTGTCTAGGGTGGGCATGGCGACAAAGGCCGCGCCGATAAAAAAGGCCGCTGTCCAGGCGGCGAGGGGGGATTTCATTTTGGGTCTCCTGTTTGTTGTTGGCAGGCATCCGGCGACTTTTCGGGGGGATTACCCGTATAGGAGGTCTTTGCTTTTTCCGTTGCCTGCTGCCGGTGTTTTGCCCCACCGCCGGCTGGGGGTCTCTGCGCCACTTTGCGGTTATTGGCTGGCTGCCAAGCCTATGAACTGCTGTTCGCGTTCGCGCTGCTCTTCCTCTTGTTCTTCCTCTTCCTCGCGGATAAGGCTGTCGGCTTTATCCATCATGTGCCTGATGATTGCAGACCGCACCTCCGGGCTTAGCCCGTCTATGATCTCATCCAGCGTTGTGCCTTGGATAAGGTTTATGCTGCGCTGCAGCACCTTAATGGCGCGGCTGCACTTCCAATCCGTATTGCTTTGCATGATGTTCTCTTCCTTATGTTAGAAGCTATTCCAGTATGCTTCGTTGATGCACTCCTCGCGGTATTCGCGCTCGTCTTGCTCTCTTTCTTTCTCTACATCTTCGCGCTCTTTCTTGATGCGTTCCTCAGCCATCTCTAAAACGATGTTCCGAACTTCGCGCTCGGCCTGTGGGCTTAGGCGGTGCATGATGTCGTCTAGGATGCTGTCGGCTATGATTTCGTCTGCCGTGTCGGAGACGTAACTGTCATAATCTAGACTGCTCAAGTGGGCGGCTAGCTGGCTGTCGTGGTGTCTATCGATGCGTAACATGATTGCTCTCTTCCTTGTGTCAAATGTTTAATCAAGCCATCTCCTTGAAATGGCTCTGTTAAAAATTCGCGTACCGTTGATAGGGGCGGCGGCTTCCTGGCCTGTCTATCTCTTGCCCCAGTTCCCCTCCGGCCTGACTGCTGCTACTTGAGGGTGGCGGTGAAGCGGTGTTGCGCTTCGTTGGGGTGTATAGTACTATTGTACTCAATACTTGTAAAGTACTATTGTACTTAATTTCAGTATAAATTACTTTAGTACTTGATTATCCGTTGAATTTATTTTTCACACGCAACAAAAAAAGCCGCACTTGGCGGCAACAGTCAGCTACTGGTTTACGGTTGGATGGGATTTGACGGGCAAAAGAAAAGCCCGCACGGGGCGGGCTGGGTCATCCTTTGGTTGTTGTGATTAAGAGATACGTTCGCTTAAGCACCATTAATATGGTTAAAAGCAAGTTCCCTGTTACAAAGACATTCAACGGTATCAGGACATACCTTGATAAAGAACAAGAAGGCTCCAATGCTTGATAAAGTAGTGCGCATACAACCAAGATAATTGATAAGAGGATGCAATATGAAATGTTGTGATACATTTGTTGGATGATTGTTTTTCTCCGTTCAATATCCTTTATAGAAGCCATATCCTCATTTGCTATTTGAGCATAACATAATTTCTGATATTGGTCATAAACCATAATAAGAACACTAATTAATAATGCAGAAAAAATTGCTCCAAAATTTACCAATGTACTCACTACGTCCGAGTTTAATGTATAGTTCTTATATACGAAAAAAATCGCAAGAAAAAATGGGAAACCAAAGAACACAAAATAATCACTGCACACCACCTTATCATTGGTATCAACTAAAGTTTTGAGATGGTTTGAAATAATTATTCTGATATCAATTTTGGCACTCATCAGTATATCCTATCAGCAATATCCTTGACCACTTTTTTTGTCAGTTTTAGCAGCTTAAGATGGTCTAGCTCTCCGTTGTCTTGATTAATTTCATCTTCTTCTAAGATTATATCAGAAGAAATGCTTTGTTTGTATCCCACCTTTAATACTCTTTTATGCCCATCCAATTCAAAAGAGCCTGAAACTTGGCAACCATGCTCTTTTTCAAGCATTTCAACCATTTTTGCTTCGATACTATCTTTCTCACGGAAGCCGCTCAGGCTAATCCTAAAAGGCTTCTTTCGACTGGCTCTAATAACTAAATAAGCATCAAAATCAGTAGATATGGATTTTAATTGGTCTGCTACATCGGAACGCAATAGCTTAAATTTTCTAATTTTTATTTCTTTTAATGCGGCGTTGCTCCATTTTTCATAAATATTCCCATATTGCATCGGATTATATTGCAGCCTTAATCCTCTGCTAATGTTTCTAAAAACATCTTTAAATGAATCTGAAAAAAGGGTTTTTACGCCATATTGCCCTATATGGTGGAAAATACAGATTGCTTCTTTTTTACATTTAGGAATATAAAAATAAAAGAAATATTTCAATAAAACTGCATCTGTGTTTTTTAGTTCTCGTGGCTGTTCATCTGGGTTGGCGTAATTAAAAATTTTACCAGGAGTTCCCCAGTTTCCTTTCTGTATATATCCGTGGATGATTCTATTTTTAGAATCAATCGTTAAATCGGAAACCTGGAACAGCATTTTTTCATCAGATACTTTTCTTGGTGCATCCGTCCTCTGCCCTTCTAAATACTTTGCAAGGACATCAAATAAATCATGGTTATTTATTTTGTCCAAATATAGGTATTGATTTGTCCTTTTCCCATCCCAAAACAAATCCTCACTATCATCATCAAAGTTAGAGTTGTAACAGCGCAATACATATGGCGATAATTTATGTTCCATAATAATAAAAAAGTGGTTATAAAAAAGTAGAAGTAAAAATAACAAACAAGCCTAGTCACCAGCCAACCCCTGCGGCAATATCCCATCCTGCCGCAGCGCTTAATCCAACACACTCCACCAAAATACGCGGCCTATGACTTGGGGCGTGTGATGTATTCGAAGGCGGTTGCAAGTGTTACGCCGAACAGTAAGGCGACTTGGACGGCGACCAATGGGAAGGCGAATGCGGCCGCGCCGATCCAATGCCAACCCAAAACGTGGTGGGCATAGAGATAGACGCCGACAGATATCGGAATGGCAAAGCGGGCGAAAATAAAAGCGGCAACTGCGGCAAATGCCCACCAGTAACCAAATTCATGGCCTATACCCATTACTCCCAATATCAGCGAAGCCAGCGAATAGGCCAAGAAAACTATGAGTGCCAAACCTTTCATCCTTATTTTCCTTTTAGCTAATAGCGTTTGATTTTTTCTTTAACCACGCCGCAGAAGACGGCGTCTTCGCGCATCTCCATGACGGGGTAGCGGGGGTTGAGCGGCTTGAGCAGCCAGCGGCTGCCGTCTTTAATGAGCTGCTTGAAGGTGGCCTCGCCGCCGTTTTGGCGGATGATGACGAATTTGCCGGGGACGGGCTCTTCATCCGGCTCTACGATGATGATGTCGCCATCGGTAAATTCCGGTTCCATGCTGTCGCCATCCACGATTAGGGCGTAGGTGTGGCGGCGGACTTTGATACCGGTGGAGATGCGCTCGCCCTCGCCGGGCTGGAGCAAATCAATGGCTTCCGCCCAATACCCGGCTTTGACCCATGAGATGAGGGGGACGGTATTAAGGAGAATGTCTAACTCACGGACGTTGGCACTGTTGATGAATGGTGTACCTCTACCTGTTTCCAGCCAAACTGCATCTACGCCCAATGCCATAGCTAGTGAAGCAATATTGGTGGTCTCTTTATTCCGGCCTGCTTCGATGGCGGCAATGGAGGACTGGGATTTACCGATGGCTTTAGCTAGGCTGGCTTGACTTAATCCCTTTTTGGCTCGGGCAAACTTCAAACGGTCTTGTAGTGTTTTCATCTTAATTTCCTTTTGTACTATTGTACTTAATGAGATAAGTATCTTGGTGCTTGCTTTTTGAGTACATTAGTACTTATAATGCAGCTATTGATGAGTAGGATAAGACTATGAAACCGAGAACTCTTGTAGCGAATATTAAGAAAAAAGGCCTGAGTAATGAGGCTATTGCTAAGAATATTGGCTGCTCAACCGCCTATGTGTCGAAGCTGAATAACGGCACCCGAACAACCCCTTCATACATCGTTATGGACAAACTGCGTGCTTTGTATGCGGAAGTATTTAGGGTTAAGCCATGAAGCGTGAGAAATGCACTGAAGAGGTCAAGCTCCATATTCCTCAGGCGATGAAAGACGACCTGAAAACGCTGGCTGCCCTTAACGGCTTCACTTCACTCAGCGCTTATATCCGCTATGTGCTGGATGGCCACGCGTATGGACATGTTAGCTCCATAAAAGACTTACTAACAGAGACAGTTAGGGACTAGTAGGGTCGCAAATATTTTTGAGGAAAGGAAAGAAGATGAGGGAAAGACAAGAGATTGAGCAAGTACTGTCTTTGGAAGACCGCAACGAGATTATCAATGCGTTGCTGAGGACGGCGGAGGCGCATCCGATGATTGACTTGCGGGCAACGGCTTACGGAATGTGCCGTGCGGTTGCCGCCGTGCGGCGCTATGACGACCGTCTGACGGCAACGGATGGGCTGCCTATAGAAGTCGGGCCTTGCAGCCAAGGTTCGGATGACTGCGAAATTAGCGAAAAAGATTTTGCAAATGCAATTGCATCAATGGCTCTAGGTTATGCCAGCCGATATTGGAAAGCTCAGCAATGACAATCCGGACAGACGGGCAATCAGAACACTTTGTAGCACGGATAGAAGGGTTTGATTTGGTAGTGCAGGTAGCGGCCTTTGGAAGGAGCGTTCAGCAGTTCGCGATACACACCTTCCGGCACACCGTGATACTGGTAACAGCCGCCATGTTTGAAGCGCACTTCCAAAACCGGATGTTCATAACCAATGGAGAGCAGGGTTGATGACGAAACAAATTGATGGTGCATTCCCGGCACCTTTCGAACGGATGAGCGAGGCGGAAATTATAGCCTATTTCAAACGTTACGGATTCAAGGACGAGTTTGGCCACACGTTGGAAATGTGCGGGGATTTTCTGGACTTGGTGCGGTTTGCCAAGCGGGAAGGTTAGCTAAAGGAACTCCTATGGATTATGCGAAAAACGAATACACGTTCTCCTACCGTTTCAAAGGCAGGACGTGGTCATTGAGCATTTGGGCGGACAGCCCGGAAGAGGCTAGGGAGAAACTGGGGGCTGCGGCCAATGCGCATTATGACGGGCAAATCATGCAACGGATTTATGTGCCGGCCAAGGCTGCCTGGTTTCGGCGCCTTCGGAAATGGTGGGGATGAAAAAAAGCCCGCCGGAGCGTGGCGGGCAATGGTGTTAGGGAGAGCTACAAATCGGAGCAGATTATGAATCAGATTATCCAAATTGGCAAGCATGATTTTCCAGGCAGCCTGAAAACTAAGGCGCAGATGGTGGACGTGAGGAATCGGAAATGAGACAGCGAATTGAAGATTGGTTGCGCGAGCGGCGGATTGAGCAGATTAGTCGGCGCTTGGTTGCCGCGCATCGAGCTAAAGCCGGCAATGTGCGCCAGCTGCTCGACTTGTTCAAGGCGGAAATTAACTGCCGTTCGCCGCAGCAGATTGCGCGGATGATGGCTGAGCCGATGAGCAAACGGATGGCGAAGACAAACAAACGTATCCTGAAACAGACTGGAGCGGAGAAATGAGTACGGCCAAGATTATCAAGTTTGAGCGGCGGGATACGCCACCGCCTGCCGAGGGGCAACGTATGGACAGCGGATTTATACAAATTCCGAATGATGTGTTCAGGACGGCCAAGCGTGTGCTGAAAGGTAATGACTGGCGTGTGGCTTGCGAAGTGATGGACAAAACCTACGGCTACAACAAAACCGAAGACGACATGACCATCCAGCAGATTGCTGACAGTTTGGGTATCCATCGTTGTGAGGCGAGCAAATCATATAACCGCTTACTCAAGATGGGTGTGATTCACTCGCGCAAAGGGAAATTCGGCTTCATTACCGGCTTTAATCCGGTAGAAAAATGGGCGTGTGAAATTACTACGACCGTAGGAAATTCCTACGAGGAAAATCCTACGACCGTAGGAAATTCCTACGCTCAACCGTTGGAAATTCCTACGCACAATATACAACTACCAAAATACATAAATATATATTCGTCGACGCATGACGAAAACGCGGATGCTGAAAATCAGACTTTTGCCATCGCTGACGCAATGGCTACTGAGAGCGCGGGAGAGGATGCGGATTGTCCTACCCCACAACCTGAAGACAAGAAAAACAAACAGGCTGCTGACAACCGCAAACGCTTCGAAGCGATTGCAGGCGAGTTCAATCGGGTGTTTGCTGATTGCCAAGGGGTACGCAAGGTAAACCTGGCTGCTACCCAAACCAATGCCAAGCGGATGCGCCTAATCCCGAAAGCTTGGGCGATTGCCAAACAGCGCATTGCGGCTTGGGCAGACGAGAACGGCCTGATTGGAGGCGAAGCGCCTAGCGGCAAACATTGCATCGAGTGGTTCGGTTTGTACTTCGAGCAATGCCGGCAAGACCCATTCGTTACCGGCGAAGGTGGGCGCAGCAAAGGGCATGAGAACTGGAAGCCTGGATTTGAATACCTGCTGCGGGCGGAAGTGATGGAGGCCCGTGTGCTGGAAGGGGCATGAGATGGATGAGCTGAACATGGACTGCCTGCACAGCGATGAATCGGAAGCCGAAGTAATCGGCGGCATCATCTGCCGTGGCCGCCAAGCTTTGGACGAAGCGCCGGAGCTGAAGCCGGAGCATTTCTACAATTTCCGACTGGCTGCCGCATTCCGTGCCGCGCTGGCTTTGGCCGAAGCGGGGAGAGACCCGAATTTATTTTCAATCGAAGACTGGCTGCAAACCAACCAACCGGAAGCTTTCGACCACGAGTTGCTTTCCTTCATCCACGGTAATACCGGCTACGGCAGAGTAGCGCAGTGTGCGGCTTCGGTAATCGAACGCTACCGCGCCCGTGAGGCTTACCGGAAAGCGCGTGAGTTTGCCGGACAGCTGGTGGCCAGCCGTGGTTACAACGCGAACGAGACGATTGCCAATTTTGCCCGCCAGCTGGACGAGATGGCGCTTTCGACCGAAGACAACGAAGCCACCTTCGACACGCTGGAGCTGATGCGTATCGGCATTCAGGAATTCGACCGCCGCTATCGCAATCAGGGCGTAATGGTGGGCTTGGAAACCGGCCTGCGTAGCTTGGACGAGCTGATGATGGGCTTGCAGAAAGGCAGCCTGTACATCATGGCCGGCCGCCCCGGAATGGGCAAAACGGCGGTAAGCATGACGATTGCGGAAAACATTGCCGACCGCTATCAGGATGGCGCGGTGCTGGTGTTTAACTTGGAAATGAGCAAGGAACAGCTGGCATTGCGGACGTTGGCTTCGGTGGCTGAAGTGAGCCTGAAAGACTTGCAGAAAGGCAGCGATGACAGCGGGCAGAACTGGACGAAACTCAATAACGGGCTGGGCAAATCGATGGGGCGCAAGATGTTCACGGATGTGCGGGCAACCATTTCCATTGCACAAATCCGCGCCAAAGCCCGCCAAATCAAAAACAAGCACGGCCTGAATTTGGTGGTGATTGACTACCTGCAGCTGATTGACGAGAGCGGGCGCAAGTTTAAAGACGACACCGCCCGCGTAACCTGGCTTTCACGCCAATGCAAAATTTTGGCAAAAGAACTGGACGTGCCGCTGATTGTATTGTCCCAGCTTTCCCGTGAATGCGAGAAACGCGCGGACAAACGCCCGACTTTGAGCGACCTGCGCGATTCCGGCGCGATTGAGCAGGATGCGGATGCGGTGATTTTCAACTACCGCCACGGCTACTACACCCAAGACCGCACCGATGACATGCTGGAGCTGATTGTCGCCAAGCAGCGTATGGGTGAGACCGGCACGGCGTATGCCTGCTTCCAAGGGGCGTTCAGCCGGGCGGTGGATGTGGCGGATGAATACGTGGATGCCATTTGGCGCAAACGCAACCCGCCGCCGCAACAAGGCAAACACAGCGGGAGGAAGCTATGACGGATTGCCCCTGCTGCCCGCCTGCCGGCCCTGTGCTGAACTTCCGCTGCCCGGTGTGCTGTGCCGAACAAATCCGCCGCTGCCGGCCGAACAGGAAGCTGCAGGAGAAGATGCTGCACCAGCTGACTGCCCTATCCGGTGCGCCGACCCGTGAAGAGATTTTGGAGAAAGTGAGAAAACAACATGGAATCGATTGATGAATTTTTACAACGTTACGAGCAGCACAGACGGCTGTATATCCTGACTTCGCCCGTGGTGCTGTTGATTGGCTTTGTGCTGTTGCTGATATTCGCGGCTTTGGCCGGGGCTTGGCTGTTCGTATCGGAATGCTGGCGCGAATACCGGGGCTACATCACATCATACCCGCAACGCTACCGGGCGGCTTGGCGCGGGAGGAAGCGGGATGGCCGGGCGTAAATGCAAAGTATGCGGCACGGTGTTTGAGAAGCAGAGGATGGGGCAGCTTGTCTGTTCCATAACCTGCGGCATTGAGTATCGGCGTGAGCAGAAGCGCAAGGCGGCTACCAAGGCAGAGCGGGAAGCCAAGCGCAAGGAGCGGGCGAGAACCAAGGCGCTGCGACACAAGCTGGAGACGATACCGGGGCTGACCAAGAAGGCGCAAGCGGCGTTTAACCGCTACATCCGGCTGCGGGATAGGGGCAGGCCTTGCATCAGCTGCGGCATGCCGTGGAAAGAGAACTTTCAAGCCTGCCACTATGTGCCGGCGGGCAGAAGCGGCAAGCTGCGGTTTGACGAGGACAATGTGCATGGTGGCTGTGTGCGCTGCAATCTGTACGAGAGCGGCAATATCCGGGGCTACCGTATCGGCTTGATTGAACGCATCGGGCGGGCACGGGTGGAAGAGCTGGATGCCGACCATGAAGTGCGGAAGTGGACGAAAGAGGAGCTGCGCGAACTGGCGGCGGCATACCGCCGGAAGGCGGGGGAAATCGAATGAGCCAAAAGTTTGAGCGGGTGCTGGACAAGAAAAACAAGCGGGATGTGATGAAGCTGGCGTATGAGATGGCGGGAACGCTATTGCAGTCGCATGAAAAGGTCATTGTGGAAGTGCGGGAACGGAAACGTTCGGATGCGCAAAATGCCAAGCTGCACGCGATGCTGGGGGATATTGCGAAACATAAAACCTTTAATGGCCAGAAACTCTCAATCGAGCAATGGAAGATGATTTTTGTCTCCGGGCATCGGATTGCCACCGGCGGCACGGCTGAAATGGCGATTGGCTTGGAGGGCGAAGTCATCAACCTACGGGAGAGTACGGCGCGGATGGGGGTGCGGCGTACGGCGAGTTTGATTGAGTATATCCAGGCGTGGGCGGCGGGCAACGGGGTGGAGTTTGGCGGAAGGGAGGGGTGAATGCCGCAAACCTACAAAGACCCGACCTTTGATGAAGTAGCCCGCCGTGAAGCCCAGCGGCAACGCAAAGAGAAAATCCGGGCAAGCCGCTGGTATCGAGTAATGAAACGCCGCCGTATCAAGAAACTACTATCCAAACAGATGAACAGGAAATAGCATGTACCAGTCAGTCGAAGCAGCATTGAGCCACGCCTACCGCTTATCTTGTATGCGGATTGAGCCATTGAACAATACCGCACAAATTTGCCACTGGGTGGAGGATAAGGGCGTAAGTCGTGGCGGCGGACAAGGGATGACACAACATGACTGGCACGCCAACAGTGCGATGATACGGGCAAGGGTGGAACGACTGCTGAACCATTTGGAGCTTTGTGCTGTAGAAGCCCAATACGGCAGCAATTTAAGCCGTATCGTGGATTTGAGCAGCTACATCTTAGAACAGCAGCAAGGCATTTCCTTGTTGCTCTGTGATGCCCTGTTGTCTCATATTTTTTCAGGTAGCCCGAAGCAAACAGAGATTCAGGATAGATTTGATATTGGGCGAGTAACGTTGTGGCGGAAAAAGAAACAGGTTGGGGAAATCGTTGCCGGGCTGCTCAATAGCGCCATTTGCAAACTGGAGCCAGAGTTGAGGCAAGCGGGGATTTTAGATTAAGATAGATTAAATTGCTTTAAGGTTTGTATAATAGCAGATACCAATTAACCATTTTTAGAGGGGATTAGGAATGCGTAGCATATTTTTCTTGGATTCTGTTTTATCCACTAAAATCATCACTTTGATTTACTGGCTGCTGCTATTGGTCAATAACCTGTTCGCCATCGGCTTGATGATGGGCGGGTTTGCCGGTGGGCAGTCTCAGATTGAGGCGCAGCAGGTCGGCGGTGTGATGGGGATATTCGCAGGTTTGGGCTTGCTGATATTCGGCAACCTGATTATCCGCTTGTGGGCTGAATTTACTGTGGTTATGTTCAAAATCCAACAGAACACCTATAAGACTGCCGAGAGAATCGGCTATTTGATTGAGCAAAATAGGAAATATCCGAGACAAGGAGAGCAATGATGAAAAAAATGTTATTTATCATATTGTTGTCAATCTCCCTGCCATCTATAGCGGAAGTGAAGTCTATCTTGCCAGCAGGGGATGATGGGCCGGAGCAATGCCAAACACTAAGGGGATTTATTTCATTCACTCAAAACGTTTATAACTTTGCCTATACTGGACGATACTCTCTTCAAGCGGCGGATGAGAAAGTCAGTGCTTATGCTATGGAATCTATTGCTAGGGACGGCGCTTACTCTTTGTCATCCATGGCCTCGTATCAGGATTTAATAGCGATGGCACGCCAAATCCGAACCCAAATTTTTGATGGTACCTTGCCTACAAGTAAATGGAGAGACCAGCAAATTATCATACAAAATCGCTGTATTGAAATGGTTCGGTCAGACCCGATGATAGATAATTCATCATATAGCAGAGCTATTGATTATCGGCAGTTGAGAAACAGGTAAACGCCAGCCCCTTGCGCAATCAGGGGGTTTTGTTTATGATGCAGTCTCCTACTTCAAAAGCTGTACCCGACCAGTTGTCGGTATTTTTGTATCTGTACCAAATCCCCAACAGTCTGCTGATTGCTCTCTCCTTCAACAGATTTTCCAAGTTTACGGGGGTGCGGGTATCGGCAACGACCCGGCGCATCTTTTGAGCGTAGGACACCCCCACCTATTCAGGTGGCCTTTAATCCCTAAATCAAAAGGAGTTCAGAAATGAACGCTCAAATCTCTGTGGCCAATGTCTCCGTCCGTCAATTCAACGGTCTTTATTCCATCAACGATTTACACCGTGCCGCCGGCAAAGAACGCAAGCATGAACCCCATGCTTGGCTTCGTAGTCAGCAAGCTATTGAACTTATTAAAGAATTAGAGAAAACACAAAACTGTGTTATCCAGTCAAAACAAGGGCTTGGCACTTTCGTAAGTAAAGAGCTGGTGGTGCATTACGGTATGTGGATTTCTCCGGCCTTCTCGCTGAAAGTTATCCGCGCGTTTCTCGACACGCAAGAAGATGTTTCAGGTAGCCCTAAGCTGGAAACCCAAACCACGATAGACGAGCGGCGCGGCTTGGTGGATGCGGTCAAGCTGCTGGTAGCCCGCTGCGGTATCGATTATTCGGCCGCCTACCGTATGGTGCATCAGCGCTTCGGTGTGGCGCATATCGACCAAATCGCCGCCCCGTTGTTGCCCTCTGCGGTGGCTTATGTGCATTCGCTCACGTTACACAGCGGAATGAACGGCGAAGTGTTGGATAGGCTACCTGAAAATATGCAGCCCCAACCCCTGCGTAACTTGCAGGGCGCCGTAATCAACAGCCTGTACTGCGCCGAATTTATCTACCAGCATAGGGCAGCCTTGCGCGGGCTGAACCGCCGCCTAGCCGCTACGCTGAACGACCATGCTGCCGATAGCATCATGTTCCTGCGCAATGTGGCCGAACAGGCTGGTATCAGAGTGCCAGACAACGAGTATTTCCAATACTTCCCTTGGGATGGCGATAGTGCAGAGAAAGCCCGCTATCACAAACTGAATGCTTAATTTCAGGTAGCCCAAGCCCCGCGAACGCATCACGGGGCTGGGTTCGAACTAGTTCCATTTTGGAACTAGTTCACTTCCTCATGTGACAGCGTAATTTTAATTACGGCGAATTCGCCATATTTGGCAGGCTGGAGAATGGGAGTGTTGCTTATTACGTTATTGTTTTTGCTATAAATCAACTTTTCAACTAAAATACTTGAATTATAGTTTTACATCAACTATAATGTAAACTGTTTAATAGTAATACCACCAACTAACATAAAAAGGGAGGACAAGCATGGGGCTGACAAAATTCGGCGAAGCTGTCCGTGAGGCTCGCCGCCAAACCAAGCAAACGTTGCTGACAATGTCTGAGGCATTGGGTAAGTCACCAGCTTTTTTAAGTGCCATAGAAACCGGTCGTAGTAAAGTGCCAATGGATTTTGTTAGTGATATTGAAGACTTCTTTTTGAGTTTAGATTATCCAATAGAATCTATGCGATTGAGGGAGAAGGCGATGGTTGCTAATGAAGTTGCACCATTGGATGGACTGAACTTGCAGCATCAGATGTTGGTTGCTGGGTTTGCGAATTCTGATTTAAATAAAAAGCAATTAGAACTGTTTGCCAAACTACTAGCGGAGATTCAATTAACCTCCACACAAGGGAAAAATGATAATGCCAAATCAGAGTAGTGCTTATATTTTAAGGGGGCAGCGTGTTATGCCCTTGGGTATTAAGGATGTGCAATCAATTGCATCGGAAACAGCAAGAGTCTTAAAAGTCAATAGAAGCACTTTAGGGCAGATGGATCAATTCATGGAGCAGCTAGGGAAATACGGTATTACCGTAGACCCTGTTGCTGATAATGAGTGATTACATATCACTAAAGCTATGTGCCATAACCGCGCCATCTGTATGCCGGAAAGCCTCTATATTCGCATCTGTGATGGCGAGCCGGAGGCTATTTTTATCTTCTTTCATGAGCTTGGGCATTTAATGCTCGGTCATCAGGCTTCTTTGCACTATAGCGATATTGAGCCTACTCAGCAGGAAGATGCAGAGTGGCAAGCTGATGAATATTCAAAAACAATTTTGAGTAAGATGGGAATTTATTCTATTCCAGAACAGCTTAACTTGCGGTTCTGATAAAGAAAAACGACTTGGAATGCTACCAACATCCCAAGCCGCTTCTTAAAAAATAGTGGTGAATGTACGACCAATACAAACACCAAAACAGCTGTGTCTCTCCGCTGTTTGCAATGCACACATCCAGCAAGATTTAAGCTGCTTGTTCCTTACAAGTATGTAATTCTAGCGCTTATCATGGGTCATTGTCTATACCATAGCTAAAGAGAGAGGCCTTACCCTTTCTATAATGGAGATTCGTATGGAAGTGTTCCATGATGAACGTGGTAGCTTTATTCTGCGTTGGACACGCAAACTGAAAGATGGTCGCGTGATCCGTGCGAAAAGCAAACCGTTCAAAATCTACATCAGCAAGTTTGCATAATTGCTGACCACTTGCCCGGCCTAGCCGGAACCAGCAGCCTTCGGGCTGCTTTTTTTATTGCGGCTGCGGTATGATGAAACTTAGTTTGCCCAGGTGTGTTGTTGGATAAATTTGATGCCTATAGTTTACTTATAAGTGTACAATGAAACCTAAACTGCTATACAATGGCATACGCCCTTTATATGTACTCTGCGAAGATGGGGAAGAGTTGTCTGGCTTAGAGCATGAGCTGGATAGCTACCGGCAATCCGCCCAAACCGTCCGCCATGAGGCTAGTATCCAAGCTATTATGCAGCGCTTCGCCAACGGCGAAAGACTGACACCGAAGATGTTTCATGAGGCCGGCAAGGCACACGGCTTCACCGTGTATGAGTTCATCAAACAGCCGATTCGTGTTTATTGTATAAATATCCCGAACTCAAAAGGCTGTCTCCTGCTTAGCCATAGCGTGTTGAAAAAATGGCAGAAAACTAAATCATCAGATTTGGAAAAAGCTTATCGGCAACTGCAAAATGTGTTGTCATTGGAGCATTTAGTATCATGAATAAAATAGAAAATTACGAACTGATAAAAGCTCAAGAAGAGGCGAAGGTAGATTTCGCCATCATGCTGAATAACCTCTTGGATGAAAAAAAACTCTCCTATACCGACCTGGCCAAACTCACAGGTAAAAGCAAATCACTTATTTCTAGGATTATGGGCGGCAGCAATAATCTGACTATAGAAACCATGGTTTCTATGTTATTTGCGCTGGATGAAAAAATTGTGATTTCTACCGAAGATAAGCTGCAAGCAGAATATGGACGGGTTTTGAGTATTACATCCGACTCCCCTATAACCAACTTATCTAAGCGACAGCCTTACCACATCGGCAACTTCAGGCCGCTAGCGCTGGAGGTGTAAAGTGAAAATACAACTGCTCGACATCAAACAGGGCTCGTCAACCAAACGTCTTGGTGGGCAGGGTATTGATATATCGGGAATCAACAGAAGCCTCACCATCACCCAAGGTAAGCTGTTTCTGAATGAAGAAAATGACCAGATTTTAATCCGTCCCCAAGCACAATTTCGGATTGCGAATGGGGAGGATGAAGAGATTTTCGCCCTCGAATCCGAATATATGGTGTTTTTTCGCTTAGAAGGCGTAGACGGGCAAACTCCGGAACAAGCATTAGGCAGAAACCCCGCGCTAGTGGCGAAATTACATGAATATTCGCAAATTGCGGTAGGTATTCATCTTCAGATGGAATTAAACCTTACCACCTTGGATGCGGGAATGCCCCTGTGGGAAGGGGAATACATCACTCCAAACCCAAGCTAAAAATTGATTAGAACAGTATGCCTCAAGCAGCCTTCGGGCTGCTTTTGTGTTGCACTTGACAATATGAAACACTTTTGGTATAAAACTGCTATATTTCGAAGAAAGTTGCGAATTGGCGATTTTCTCTTTTATTTTTGGCTGTCTGCGGGCGGCCTTTATTATTTTCAGGCAGCTCGATATGGCAAAAGCAGAACGCCCAGTCGGGCGACCAACAACATACAGTCAGGAAACGGCAGATAAGATCTGCGAACTAATCGCCCGGGGCATGAGCTTGCGGGCGATTTGTGCATCTGCGGATATGCCAGCGGGAGGCACAGTGCACCGCTGGCTGACGGAACACCAAGATTTTCAGGAGCAATACGCGCGTGCGCGCGAGGAACAGGCAGACGGTTTTGCTGACGAGATTATCGATATTGCCGATTCTGTCGCGCCCGAAACTGGCGAAGTGGCGAAAGCCAAACTACGAATCGACGCTCGCAAGTGGAAAGCCGCCAAGCTTGCGCCGAAGAAGTATGGCGAGAAGCTGGAACTGGATGCCGATATGCGCGTGAAGGTAGAGACTCGCCCACTGGAAGACATTTTCAGGTAGCCCTATGGCCAATCCGTATTTCAAGCCGCTTATCCGTAAGGCACGTTACAAGGTGCTGTACGGTGGGCGCGGTAGCGGGAAATCATATTTCCTGGCGGAATTGGCGGTGGAAGTGTCGCGCCGTATCAGTACAGTAATCCTGTGTGCCCGTGAGTTTCAAGGTTCGCTGGACGACTCAGTGTACCAACTCCTGATTGAGACCATTGACCGCTTGGGCTACACGGATGAGTTTGATATTCTGAAATCAGCCATCACCCACAAAGGCACGGGTGCAAAGTTCGTGTTTTACGGCATCAAGAACAACGTTACCAAAATCAAATCGATTCAGGGCATAGGCGTGTGCTGGGTGGAAGAGGCCGAAGCAGTAACGAAGAACTCTTGGGATGTGCTGATACCGTCCATCCGTGGCGACAAGAACGCGGAAATCTGGGTGAGCTTCAACCCGAAGAACATTCTGGACGACACCTATCAGCGGTTCATCATCCACCCGCCAAAAGACAGCATCGTCTTAAAGGCTAACTACGACATTAACCCGCATTTTGAAGATACGCCGCTATTGGCTGATATGCTCGAATGCAAAGAGCGGGACGAAGACCTATACCGCCATATTTGGCTGGGCGAGCCGGTGGCAGACAGCGAACTGGCGATTATCAAGCCAAGTTGGATTGAAGCCGCTATTGATGCACATGAAAAACTGGGCTTCTCCGCCGCAGGCCGGCGCATCCTCGGTTTTGACGTGGCCGATGAAGGCGATGATGCCAACGCCACCGTATTGCGGCACGGATCAGTCGTAACCGATATGCAGCAATGGCGCGGGCAGGATGTGATTTATTCCGCCGACAAGGTTTATTTGTACGCCCAAGAGCAACATATCGACCGCATTGTGTATGACAACATCGGCGTGGGTGCTGGTGTGAAGGCGCAGTTCCGGCGCAAGAACGGCAAGGTGCAAACGCTTGGCTTCAACGCGGGTGGGGCGGTGTACAAGCCCGATGCGAAATACACTGATGATAAGAGAAACCGTGACATGTTCGCCAACATAAAGGCACAGGCATGGTGGATGGTGCGCGACCGCTTCTACAAGACGTGGCGAGCTGTGCACCATGGCGACAGCTACCCAGAAGACCAGCTTATCAGCCTATCAAGCAGCCTGCATGATTTGGAATACCTCACCGCCGAACTGAGCCGCCCACGCGTGGATTACGACCAAAACGGGCGAGTGAAGGCTGAGAGCAAGAAAGACATGAAAAAGCGCGGCATCCCCAGCCCGAACCGGGCGGATGCGCTGGTAATGGCCTTTGCCCCTGTGCAGGGCGGGCTGAACATAAACCCCAAGATATTGAGCGGACTATGAGCAAGAAAAAGAATAAGCCAAACGCCAAGGCCATGCGCCGCGCGTTGCAAAGGCTACCTGAAAAACAGCCCGTCTCATACAGCTTGGATTTCCCTACTCTGCCTGACGGCGTAAAGCCAAACGGCATAGCCATGGACAGCAGCCCCTTAGGAAACTTTGGGGCTGATTGCTTTTTCGGCACCGGCTTTATCGGCTATCCGCGCTTGGCCGAACTGGCGCAGATTTCTGAATACCGCAGCGTAAGTGAAACCACCGCCAACGAAATGACCCGCCAATGGATAGAAATCAAATCCGTGGGCGAAGAAGACAACAGCGAGGCCATAAAGCAGATCGAGGAATGCTACGAACGGCTGAACGTGCGCGATGTGTTCCGCAAAGCCATCGAAACAGACGGCCTGTTCGGGCGTGGGCAGATACTGGTGCAAATCAAAGACCACGACGGCAAATTAGCCAACCCGCTGCTCCTAACCGAGAAAACCATCGCCAAAAGCAGCCTGAAAGCCTTGGTGAACATCGAGCCGATGTGGACGACCCCTGCGCCGTACAACGCCATCGACCCTACCTTGCCGGACTTCTACAAGCCGAAGGCATGGTATGTGATGGCGCAGGAAATCCACGCCAGCCGACTGTTTACCCTGATTTCCCGCCCCGTTCCGGATATGCTCAAGCCCGCCTACAACTTCGGCGGTGTGAGTATGACCCAACTCATGATGCCTTATGTGGAACGCTGGCTGCGCACCGTGGACTCTATCAGTGACCTGCTACACAGCTTCTCTTTGTCTGGCATCAAAACCGACATGAGCGCGGTACTGAACGGCAGCGACGACGGCGACACCAACATCATGCTGCGTGCCGAACTGTACAACCGTTTGCGCGACAACCGCGGCCTGATGCTGTTGAGCAAGGAGGAAGAAGAGTTCTTCCAGTTCAATACCCCACTATCCGGCTTGGATACGCTGCTTGCCCAATCTCAGGAGCAAATGGCCGCCCCTAGCCATACTCCATTAGTGAAGCTGCTCGGTATCACCCCCAGCGGCCTGAATGCCAGCACAGAGGGCGAGATTGCCGTTTACTACGACCACATCCGCGCCATGCAGGAAAACCTGCTGCGCGACCCGTTGGATAAGCTGCTCAAGCTGGTGCAACTGCATCTGTTCGGGAAAGTGAACGACAACATCACTTTCGACTTTGTGCCTTTGCAGCAGATGAGCGAAACCGAGCTTTCCACCATCCGCAAATCCGATACCGACCGCGACGTGGCCTACATTCAGGCTGGGGTAGTGTCGGCAGAGGAAGTACGCGGGCGGCTGGCGAGTGAGCCGGACAGCGGCTACAACGGCATCGACGTAGAAGATGTGCCTGAAATGCCCGATGACGGCTTTTCAGACGGGCTGAATGACGGCATGGAGGAAGATGTCGGAGAATCCACCGACCCAAAGCCTAAGCCTGCCCAAGATGCCCAATGGGACGAATCCAAGCATCCGAGGGCGGAGAACGGGCAGTTCGGGGAGGGAAGCGGGCTGCCTGAAAAACAGGATGGCCAAACCCAAGCCGGAATCCCCGAAATCAAGGGTAACGAGCTGGGCTTGTGGTCAAGTATGAAGGAGCTGCGCGAGAAAGCTCGGGCGTTTGCACGACGGTTTGTCGGGAAGACTTTTAAAAACCGAGAAACCGGACATGAAATCATGGTTTCCATGAGTGGGGTGAAGCACACCATCGCACACGGAAACGACGGACTGATTAAAACCATCCCGATTATTCCGGATATGTTGCAGGCTGCACATTTCCTTCACGCAGAGAAGCCAAGAATTGCAGACAGTAATGTTCTCGAAGTTGAGAAATATTCGGTAGATGTGGCGATTGAAGGGGAAGTAAAGCGGATGCTGATTACGGTGAAACACCAAACAGACGGCAGACGTTATTACGACCACGGATTTTGGGCAGACAAATGAAAAAGGCAACGTTTAATCTACGGTATATCGCCAGTTGCTAAGACTGGGTTATTGAACCGCCGTTGCCTTGGAGAGCAGCATCATAACCAACCAGCACCTTCGCGCGTTCATATGCGACCGACCTCTTAGTTGATTAGTGATACCGCTTGATTCCATTGTATGCCAACCAACCGCCGAAAGCAAGCCATGAAACTGTCCACCCCGTCCGATAAAGACATCATCCTGAAGCCGATACAGCCCAACCTGGGCGTAGAAGCCGCCTACCGCAAAAGCCTGAAAAAGCTGCTGCGTGAAATGCGCGCCGACGTGCAGGGTTTGCTTGAACGGCACTACCCAAAAGGCATTGCCCAAGACAGCCTGACGGACGGCTTGCAGGCTGCTTTGTCTGCCCTGTTGCGTTATTGGCTGGCACGGCTGGACAAGCTCGCCCCGCAAATAGCGGAAATATTCACCAATCAAAGTGCAGGCCACACTGAGAGAGCTTTTCAGACAGTATTGCGTGATACGGGGTTTGCCGTCCGTTTCCGTTCCACGGTGCAGCAACAAACTGCTTTACAGGCTGTATTGGGCGGTAACGTCTCACTTATCCGCTCCATCGGCCAGCAATACCTGAACCGCGTGGAAGAGAGCGTGTGGCGCAGCGTGAATGCAGGCTACGACATGGCGCAACTGACCCGCGAACTGCGAAAGGACTACGGCATCAGCGAACGCCGCGCCGCCTTTATCGCGCGAGACCAAACCAACAAGGCAAAGGCTGCCATCGAAAAGGCACGTCGGCAGGAGCTAGGTATAACAGAGGCGATATGGATGCACTCCCACGCAGGCAAAGAGCCGCGCCCGAGCCATGTTGCCGCCAACGGGAAACGCTTCGACGTGAGCAAAGGCATGTATCTGGACGGGAAATGGGTGCAGCCGGGGACAGAGCCGAACTGCCGCTGCACCAGCCGCAGCGTGATTAAAGGATTCAACTCATGACAGACAAAATCATACTCGCCCAAGACCGATCCCTGCGCTCCTACGACCAAGACGGCAGGTTGCACGTTGCCAGTTCCAACATCAGCAAGGCCACGGTAAACCCCTACTACGGCAGCGAAATCCCAAACTATCAACAACTAGGTTTGGAGCCGAAAAAGGTTTACTACCTGTTGCGAGACTCTGAAGAGTTGGAAAAGGCAGCGCCGACGTTCAATAACCTGCCGTTGTTGAGCAAGCACATCCCCGTTTCTGCCGATGAGCCGCAGAAAGAAGTGATTGCCGGCACAACTGGCAGCGATACCGTGTTTGAGGAAGGCTACCTGAAATGTTCGCTGGCCGTGTGGGATGCGGAGGCGATTGCCGGTATTGAGAGCGGCGAGCAGATGGAGCTTTCCAGCGCGTATCACTACACCGCTGATATGACCGCCGGAGAGTTTGAAGGCAGGCATTATGACGGCGTGATGCGCGATATTGTCGGAAACCATGTAGCCCTTGTCGATGTGGGTCGGGCGGGGCGTGATATTGTAGTAAGCGATGCAGACCCATTTCACGAAAGGAAAACCATGAAACTGAAAGCAGGCGCGAAAGCGCGTATTCAGGCAGCCGTGCAGCCCCTGTTGGCGCAGGATGCCGAGTTGAGCCCAGATGAGCTGTTACAGGTTATCGGATCACTCACCAACGAAGTACAGACGGCTGAGGACGACGGCGAAGAGTTGCCGCCCGAAAATGTCGAGAATGTCGGCACGGACGAAGACGAACCGGAGGACGGCGAAAACAACCCCGCCCCCGCCGAGCCGGAAGAATCTGCCGAAGACGAAGAACCGGAAGCTCCCGAAGGTGGTGCGCCCAAGCCCGCGCAAGACCGTGCCATTTCCAAAGTGGCAATGGATGCGGCCATCAAGCGTGCTGTGGAAGCCGAGCGCCAACGTTCGCAAGCCTTGGCTACGGCACAGCGCGAAGTGGCGCCCATTGTCGGCGATGTAGCGATGGATAACGCTGCGGACGTGTACAAGTTTGCGCTTGAACAGAGCGGCATTGATGTAACTGGCGTACATCCTTCTGCCTACCGCGCCATGGTCGGCATGTTGGGCAAACCCAAACAGCCGATGGCGCAAGATGCGGCCAAAACCGCCGAACAGTTCCCCGGTTTATCACGAATCAGAAAGGCTTAAACCATGTCATTCCAAAAAGCAGTTAAATCTTACCAAGCCCCCGCCGTTGCGGGGGATTTTGCTGCCCACAACCCGAACGCTTCCATGCTGGCGGGCGAAGGCGCGCTCGTCAGCGGCACAGACGGCGTAACCGTCGGCGTGTTTGCTTGGGCGGATGCCGACGGCAAAGTGTCCAACAAGAAAACCGCCGGCGCGCGTATCGGCTTTGTCCACCGCGAACAGCAAGCCAGCATCACCGCCTATCTGGCGGAACACGGCAATCAAATCCTGCCCGGCCAAATCATCACGCTGGCCGTAGCAGGCGACTTCTGGGCGCATTTCCCTGCCGGTGCCGATATCGGGCAGAACGTGTTTGCCAAAGACACTGATGGCAGCCTGAAAGCATCAGCCGCCGACACCGAAACAGGCCACACCCTTACCCGCTTCAAGGTAGCTTCCAAAGCCGCAGCGGGCGAACTGGCCAAAATCACCACATGGGAGTAATTGAATGAATACCTTACAGCAATTAGAACGCGATGCCGGCATCGTCTTTATGGGCGGCGGCAAGAAGCTGATGAACGAACAGGTTCAGGCAGCTTTGGCAATGGACGCACAGCCTGCGCTGACCACTACCGGCAACAGCGGCATCCCCGCATGGATGCTGACCTATGTAGACCCGAAGCTGATTGAAGTCGCCCTACAGCCGATGAAGGCTGCCGAAATCTTCGGCGAAGTGAAAAAAGGCGATTGGACAACCGAAACTGCCATGTTCATGCTGGTAGAACCTACCGGCGAAGTCTCCAGCTACGGCGACTACAACAACAACGGCGTAAGCGGTGCCAACGTCAATTTCCCGCAACGCCAAAGCTACCACTACCAAGTGTTCACCCGCTGGGGCGAACGCGAAGTAGCGCGCGCCGGCGAGGCCAAGATTGACTATGTGAACCGTGTCAATCAGGCCAGTGTAAACGCGCTCAACCGCTTCCAGAACAAATCCTATTTGTTTGGTATCAAAGGTTTGCAGAACTACGGCATCCTCAACGACCCGAGCCTGCCGGCCGCTACCGCTGCCGCGCAAGCATGGGCAACCGCCACCGGCGAGCAGGTATACGAATCCATCCGCAAGCTGTTCCAAAAACTGTTGCAGCAAACCGGCGGGCTGATTGATATGAACACACCACTCTTACTGGTGTGCAGCCCCACCGCCAGCGTGGAGCTGACCAAAACCAACCAGTACAACGTAAACGTTACCGACCAACTGAAAAAGAACTTCCCCAACCTGCGCATCGAAACCGTGCCGGAATACTCCGCTGCATCAGGCGAGATGGTGCAGTTGATTGTGGAAGAGTTGGACGGCCAGCGCACGTTGGAATGCGGGTTCACCGAAAAACTGCGCGCGCACAACATGGTTTTGGAAGCCTCCAGCATCAAGCAGAAGAAATCGCAGGGCACATGGGGCGCAATTATCTACCGCCCGTTCTGCATTGCTTCCATGACTGTGAGCTAGGCTGCCTGAAAAACAAGGCTACCTATTTTCAGGCAGCCTTCCCCCCCTTGTCCGCATCTGCGGGCTTTTTTACTTGGAGTATTTAAAATGGATAGAGCTATACAAGAATCTTATGTCAGAATCCTCAATGTGCTGTTTGAAGGCGCAGTCCGCGCCCAGCCGAATCAAATTACAGAAGAAGTAGTCGGTATGGCCGATCAGATGTTCTCCGAAATCGGAGCATGCCATGAGCGTTTGAAACCGCTGGCCGTACTGGTTGACGGCATTGCCGGCAGCGTTATGAAACTGCTTCCGAACGAGCTGACTCTGCTTTTCGGCAACGTGCCGTTCGACAAATACCTGCTCAGCAAAGGAAGGGATGCAACCGCTGCGGAAATCAAACGCTTGGGATACAATAAAGCAGTCGGCCTTAACAACGCGCTCAAAGTATTGGAGGCTTTTATGGAAAGCTGGATTAAATACAGCGCGGCAGACCGAAAGTTAAGAATGTGTATTGTTACGGCACAAGCCCGCTGGCGTTCAAAAGTCGAAATTGAACTGCTGGGCTTGTAACCGCAGGGGAGCAGGTATGTGGTATTGGATATGGGAAAAAGTGATACCGGAAAGCATCCGTAACAGCAAGCCAGTGCGGTGGGTAGCCAACCATAGAAAGCTCACTATCTGGGCAATTTTGACAGTATGGATCAACTTCTTCCCCGATACTTACGAATACGACATTGTTCCTGATGGGCGATACGGCTATTGGCATGTCGATCATCCGTGGTATCCCTATGCCCGATTTCTGCTTCCTCTTATTCTCGGTGCGGTTTTTCTTTTCATTCCGCCCAGAAAGAAATAGTAACCTGCATATAAGCAGCCTGAAAGGTTTCAGGCTGCTTTTTTATTGGAGAACCCAAATGGCAAAACAAAAAACCGTAACCGTTGGCTGCAAACTGCCCAACGGGCTGATTATCGAAGTTGGCGGTCAGTCAGTAGAACTAAATGGCGCGAACGCTTCAAACATCATCGGCGGCCATGGCATTACCTACGATGTGGATGCCGACCTGTTCAATGCTTGGTTAGAAGCGCACCAAGACCGTGACATGGTGAAAAATGGCTTCGTTTTCGCCCATGAAGAGGCAAAAAACACCAAAGCCGAAGCCAGGGAAAAGGCCGACAACGAAACCAAGCTGGAAGCCATCAACCCTGACGACAAGGCCAACGGCGTAAGCACTGCCAAGGATGAGTAACCATGCCCGCCGTCGTCTTTGACAAAGCGCGTTTTCAGGCGGCCTATCCCGAAGTGCGGGCAAGCGATGCCCAGTTCGCCATGTGGTTCACGCAGGCCGAAAGCCTGCTGGACAACACCGACCATAGCATTGTGAAAAAGCTGGAAGAGCGCGAAATGCTGCTGTTCCTGCTGGTTCGCCACTTCGCCGCCTTGGCTGAACGTGCCGCACAGGGCGGCTTGGTGGGGCGTATTGCTTCGGCCACCGAAGGCAGCGTCTCCGTGAGCGCGGATATGGGCGCGGTCGGCAGTAATGCCGCCTGGTATCTGCAAACGCCCTACGGCGCGACCTACTGGCAGCTTACCGCCAAATACCGCCGCTTCCGCTATGTATTGGGAGGCTGCTATGCGCGGCGGCGATAAATTCCGGCGCGTACTGGCCGAAATGGTTGCGCAGACAAAAACGGCCAAGGTGCGCGTCGGCATCATCGAGCAGGCAACCTACGACGGCTCGGACGGCGAAAGTGTGGCACAAGTCGCCTTTTGGAATGAATACGGCACGGCAACCATCCCCCCGCGCCCGTTTTTCCGCAATACCATTGCCGAGCACAAGAACGAATGGCCGAAACAGGCCGCCGCGTTGATGAAAACCAACGGCGGCGATGTGCGGCAGACTTTGGAACTGATGGGCGAAGGCGTGAAAGGGCAGATTAAGATGACCATCCAAGGCTTTCAAGAACCAGCCAACGCAGCATCCACCGTGAAGAAAAAAGGTTCTGATAAACCGTTGATTGACACGGGGACGTTGTGGCGACGTATTGATTACGAGGTAGCCGATGAATCTTAGAGCCATCGCCAACGGTGCGATTACATCCGTCAATCCGAACCTGCCCGCCATATTGAAACTCAACGGCGGCTACACCACCGATGCTACAGGGAAACGTAAATCAGGCTACAGCGAGCATCCTGTAACCGTGCAGACCCAAACCCTCAGCACGCAGGATTTGGCCTTGTTTGAAGGCTTGGCGCAGCAAGGAACGTTGATTTATGCCTATGTAACCGGCCAGTTCCACGGACTGAGGCGGCAAAATGCCAAAGGGGCGGATAAATTGGTGTTCGCGGCCTATGGCGAAACAGAAACGACGGAATGGCTGGTGAAACAGGTGGTGGAAAGCTGGCCGGATTGGTGCAAGGTGCTGTTATGGCGGCAACATTAGACGATATTTACACCGAAGTCCGGGCAATGCTGCTCGGGCTTTTCTCATGCGAAGTAGTGCGCGGCTACAGCAACAACGTGCCGTTGCCCAAGCCGCCGTTCGTGGTGATGAACATCCTGAACGAAACCGCCGCCGCCACGAATGAACATGCCTACGCCGTGGCGGATGAAACCGCCGCCGTCTCGCGCCAGTCGGAAATACAGATGCAGCTTGATTTCTATGGCACACAAGCGGGGCAGATGGCGCAGAAAACCGTTTTGCTTTGGCGCGATTTCTATGCCTGCGAACGGCTGAAATCCTGCCAGCCGCTGTATGCCGACCTCGCCCGCTTCATGCCGCTTACCAATGAAGAGAGCGAATATGAAGAACGCTGGATGACAACCGTGCATCTGGCCTATGCACCACAGGCCGAACATCATCAGAAATTTGTCAACGCTTTTGATTTAACCCTGACTCAACCGTAAAGGATATATCCATGTTCCAATCTATTCCGGCAAGTAAAATTGTCAGCGTGAATCCCGCCGTACTCAGTTCCGGCGGTTCTCCCCTGTCGATGAATGCCGTCTTTTTGAGTAAAAACGACAACCTACCCACCGCCAGGCACACCGCCTTCCCCGATGCTTCGGCAGTCGGCGAGTTTTTCGGCTTGGCCAGTGAAGAGTTTAAAGCCGCGCAAGTGTACTTTAAAGGCTTCGACAACTCGCACATCAAGCCCGGCACGCTGTATTTCTACCCCTACAACGTAGGGAAAGAGGCTGCCTATCTGCGCGGTGCAAGTGTAAAAAGCATGAGCCTTGCCGCATTGAAGAAACTTTCAGGCAACCTGAAGGTAAACATCGACGGCAGCGACAAAACCGGTGACAACATCAGTTTGGCCGCTGCCACCAGTTTCAGTGATGCCGCTGCCAAAATCGGTACTGCTATCAGTGCCACCGTGCAGTTTGACGAGCAGTTACAGGCGTTTGAAATCGTGTCCGCCACCCAAGGCAAGGCTTCCGAAATCGGTTTTGCCACCGGCACACTGGCTGAAGCCCTGAATCTGACCAAAGCCAAAGGCGCGGTGATTTCCAAAGGCAACGATGGCGATAGTGCGGAAACCGTGATGGAGGGTGTAGTTCAATCCACTTTGAATTTTGCCACCTTCACCACCGTGTTTGAGCCTGAACTGGCCGACAAGCTGTCCTTGGCCAAATGGAGCAACGCGCAGAACAACCGCTTCCTCTACGCCGCCTGGGGTAAAGAAGCCGCCGCGTTGCAAACTGGCAATACAACCTGTCTCAGCGCGCAACTGAAAGCCGCTGCCTACGATGGAACAGCCCCGATTTACGGCGGGCTGGACAAGGCTGCCTTCCTGTGTGGCGCGATTGCCTCCATCGACTTCACCGAAACACAAGGCCGCATCACCCTAGCCTTTAAGAACCAGTCTGGCTTGAGCGTGGACGTAGACAACGCCACCGATGCCGACAACTTGAAAGAAAACGGCTACAACTATTACGGCGCATGGGCAACCGCCAACGACCGCTTCACTTTCCTCTATCCCGGCCAAATGCCCGGCAAGTGGAAATGGATTGATGCCTATGTAAACCAAATCCGCCTCAACAGCCAATTGCAGCTTGCCCTGATGACCTTGCTTACCTCGGCCAAGGCCGTACCGTACAACGCCGTCGGTATTGCTCTGCAACGTGCTGCCTGCCAAGACCCGATTAACGAGGCCTTAAACTTTGGCAGCATCCAGCCCGGCGTACCATTGAGCGAACAGCAACGCGCCCTCATCAACAACGAAGCGCGCGTAGATGCCGCAGCGAAGATTGAAAGTACCGGCTACTTCCTGCTGATTCAGAACGCTTCGGCGCAGACACGCGGCAACCGCCAGTCTATGCCGATGAAGCTGTGGTACACCGACGGCGGCAGCGTACACAACATCAACCTCGGCTCTATTAACGTCCAGTAACGGGCAAACCACATTCAGGCTACCTGAAACTATTTTCAGGTAGCCTGATTTATTCCTGCAATCAGGCAGATTTTTGTGACACAAGGCATTTAATTTTGATATAAGGAGGCTTATAATGTCTTTAACTATTGAGGAAAAACAGGTTTATGTAGAGTTTATTGAACAAGTGTATAGTCATTCACTTCATGTTCGAGAAAGTGACATTACCCCGGCTGTGGCAGAGGTTTGTGACCAGATGATGTTGCAAATCCGCGAATGCTCACGAAAATTCATGGCAGCACATGCGGTATTTTCCATTTTTTACGGTGGGCCTATTTTGACGGCTAAACAATTTATTACAGCTTTCGGGAAAGGCGCCGTACTTAATGTTAAAAAATGGCTGGATACTATTCGTGGCCATCGGATTTACCGCGTTTGTATCGTTAATACCGCCCGTAACAACCGCACCAATCTAGAGTTTGCATTACGGGGTCTTTAATGCAAATGGAGGAGTTTCAATGTGGGACGTCATCCTAACTATTCTATCGCCGTTTGCACAGTATATTGATTCACGCAAGGTTCGCCTGTATACCTACCATATTCCTGCCACCGCCGTTATCCTGTTCGGATGGTCTGCCGGCGACTGGCAGGGTATGCTTCAGGTATGGTGGATTGTGTCTATATTACTGCTGTTGTGGGGATGGATGGCCTACGATCTGTTCCATTTGAGACAGGAGCAACCAGAAAGCCAAGTGACGCGATTGTGTTTGTGGTTATTACCGGCCACTTGGTTATTGAAGACCATCATTAGCTTTTGGGCTGCCTAATAAAGCAGCCTTTCCCACGCCCGCATCTGCGGGCTTTTTTATTGGAGAACCCAAAGATGCAAACCGTATCAGACCGCACCCTAACCGCCGCCAACAGCATTTTGCTGATGCGCGTGAAGGGCTTTAACGACAACTTCGTACAGATTGAAGGCTACGCCGCCGACAACGCCTTCGACTTTGGCCAAGGCAAAATCGGCGAAACCATGATGGGCGTAGACGGCCAGCAATCCGGCGGCTTCACCCCGCACGAAGTGGACTTCAACATCCAGCTTGCCCCTACCAGCAAATCGCGCGACTACCTCGACCAGCTCACTAATGCCATCCTGCAACGGCAGGAAACGTTCATGGTGGAGTTTTCGGTAGAGATTTCATCAGTGAAGCGCCGCTACACCGCCACCGGCTTCTTGGTGGAAATCCCCGGCGGTACCACGGCTAAGAAAACGCTGGAAGCCGTAACCTACAGCTTCCGCATCGTGGTGAAACCAGAGGAGATTTAAGATGGCTCTGAAAACCCGGCAAATCACCATTGAGAACGGGCGGGATAAAGGCCGCGTGTTCCTGATTACCGAAATGCCCGCTGCTCTCGCTGACAACTGGGCGATGCGCGCCCTTTTGGCTTTGGCCAACAGCGGCGTGGACTTGGGCAATATCAACCCCCAACAGGGCATGGTGGGGATGGTCGGAGCAACGCTGGGGGCATTAGGCAAAGTCAAGCCGGAAGACGCCATCCCGCTCTTGAACGAGCTTTTGGACTGCGTGCAAATCATCCCCGAAGGCGGCCAGCCGCGCCCGCTGAATATGGATTTCAACGATGTGGAAGACTTCACGACCCTGTGGCGTTTGCGGAAGGAGGTGTTCGCATTGCATACCGATTTTTTGCAACACGCCTTTGGCCTGACCTCGGTATCGGGCGGGGAAGAAGCGGAGGGCAGCAAGGCTACCTGAACCTGACCCAAACCATCGGCGCTCTTGTTTCTTCCCGCATTTGTACTCTGCACGAGTTGCAAACCGTGTATGGCCTGGAAGACGCCTTTAACCTGCTCGAAATCGTCAATACCGATGCCTTCAACAAGGCACAACAGGCTACCTGAAATCAGGTAGCTTTTTTAGGAATAGCTATGGCAACTGTGATTGATACCCTGTTTATGGAGTTGGGCATTGATTCGTCCAAATTCAGCCGGGAAGCCAAGCAGGCGGTCTCCAAACTGGATGACATGACCGAGGCGTTCGAGAAGGCGGAAGCAAAAACCGGCAAATCCGGCAAAGGGCTGGACAAACACGCCGAAAAGGTTAAACAGAACGTCAAGCAGGTCAAAAACCTGACAGAGGCACTAGGAAAGGTGGCAAAAGGCGCTGCCGCTCTCTTTGCCCTAGTTACTGGCTCAAACGCGCTGGATAAGCTGATTCGGGAAACCACCGAAGCCAACGTACAGCTAGACAACCTCTCGCGCAATATCGGCATGAGCCGCAGCCAGCTCCAAGCATGGGGCGGTATGGCTGAAATGGTGGGTGGTCAGGCCGATGCTATGAAAGGTAGTCTGGCCGGGCTGAGTATGAGCATCACCCGCCTCACCACCATGGGCGACACCTCTATGGTGCCGTTCTTCAATGCGTTCGGGGTGGCGTTGCTCAATGCCGACGGCAAAGCACGCAACCTCGACAGCATCATGCTGGATTTGGCCGACCGCTTTTCCAAAATGGACAGGGTGCAGGCCTACAATTTGGCTAAAAGTATGGGTTTGGACGACGGCACCATCAACACCCTGCTGCTCGGACGTGCCGAAATGGAAAAGATGCTGGCCTTGCAAAACCGGCTCTACCGCTCCGGCGAGAAAGAAATTGCCGTCAGCCGCGAACTGACCCGCTCCCGCGCCTATCTCAACCAGCAATGGGATGCGCTGAAAAACATGATTACCAATGCGCTTGCCCCGCATTTGCTGCGGCTGGTGAAGCTGGTCAGCAGCTTTGCCGACTACCTGATGCGCAACGAAAATACCATGAAGCACGTTTTCGAGGGCTTGGCTTTTGTCTTGGGCGTGGTACTGATTCCGGTATTGTGGTCGGCAGTAACGGCGCTGTATGCCTTTATTGCTCCGTTCGCACTGGCTGCTACCGCTGTGGCTGCTTTGGGTGCCGCGTTTGTGCTGCTCTATGACGACTACAAAACTTGGGCGGAGGGCGGAAAGAGCCTGTTTAACTGGGGCGCGTTCACCGGCTACATCAGAACCTCCAAGGTATCAGTGGACAGCCTTACTAAAGGTTTTACCTACCTACTCACCGGCTACACAAGCTGGGCAGAAGCCGGGAAAGGTTTGTTCGATTGGCTGAGGTTGAAAGGATTCATCGACGAAAACGGGGTATCGGTAAAAAGCCTCGCCACCGGTTTTCATAATTTGTATTTGGAAATCAAAACCTATTTAATGCCCTATTTCGAGGCGCTGGGCGACCTCTTCGCTAGCATCATGAGAGGCGACTGGGAAGGCGCCAAGAATGCCGCCGGGCGGGTGCTGAGGGAGGCCGGCAAAGTCATAACCGACACCGTTAGCTTCGGTGTAGAGCGAGCGGCTGGTGCGCTTGACTATGTAACAGGCCGCACCCCCGGCGCCCCCGGCTCGGCTCAGGCGGCAGCAAGAAGCCTTGGTTCAGGGGAGCGTGTCGCCAAACAGATGTTTTCCCCTGGCGGTACGATTTACTTCGGCGACAGTATCGCTCACGGCTACCGCAGCGCGGTAAACGGTACAGGGTCAACCAGAGTAGGCGCTAATCCGCAGCAGGTATTAGGCTTCATCAACGGCTATTCCGGCAACCTGCAAGGCCAAACCGTGATTCTGTCATCCGGTATGAGCAACAACCCGAACGACGCCGACAGCATCCGTGCTCAAATCCGCGCATTGCGTGCCAGAGGGGCGAACGTGCGGCTGCTTGGGGTATCCAACACCTACAATCGAAACGGCCAAACCGGCGCGAAAATGAACGCCCTGCTGGGGCAAATCGCCCGCGAGGAACATGCCACTTTCCAAGGCGGCTTCCAAGCAGGCAGGGATAACATCCATCCTGCCAGCTACAGCTCGCAGCCGTGGTTGGGCGGCGGTTCACGGCAAAACTCCGCAATGGCAGAAACGCTCGCCATGATTAGGAAGCATGAAGGTTTCTCCAGCCGCACCTATTGGGACGTAAACGCTTACCGCTTAGGCTATGGCACGGATACCATCACCGACCGCAACGGCAATGTTCGCAGAGTGAGACAGGGCGATACTGTTACCCGCGAGGATGCGGAGCGCGATTTGGCACGCAGGGCGCAACTTTTCAGAAATGCAGCACGTCAGAAAATCGGTGCGGCGGAATTTGACCGCCTGCCGGCCAAAACACAGGCCGCCATTACTTCGGTTGCCTACAATTACGGCAGCTTGGATAAATTGCCGTCTTTGGTAAACGCCGCTCGCAGTGGCAACATCAATGCCATTTCCCAAGCAATTGCTTCCCGCCAAGGCGACAACCGGGGCGTGAACAGAAGAAGGCGGCTGGATGAGGCCGCCGCAGTATTGTCTGACCTGAACAGCCGACCCGTAGGCGGGCAAGCCGTTGCCGACAATGCGCAGCGCGGTTTGCAGTCTATGCAACAAGGCGCTGTTGCCCGCCAGCAGGCGCAGCAGATTACCAACAACAGCAATATGCAGTTCGCCATCAATGGCGGCATCCATGTGCAGTCTTCAGCCAGTACCATAGACGGCACGATGGCGGATGCCTCTGCCGCCGCCCGTAACAGGTTGGTGCAGATTATGCCGGCGATGGTGTGAGAAAGGTTTGTTATGGCTTGGAACTCAATCGGCATTCCAAATGTTCCCAAGTTGCCGAGAAACGCAGGCGGCGCGCTGATTAAGTTCGGCGGCGCCGCTTTAATTCAGGCCATCTTTGGCAACTATTGGGGCATTTTCGGACAAAACGGCATTCCGCTGCTGTTGTCAGACAACGTAATGTCAGTTAAGCATCAAAACACTTCCAAAGTGTCCAATGCGCCTATTGAACGTGGTTCGTTCGCCAGCTACAACAAAGTTGGCGTTCCGTTCACGGTAACGGTGCAGATGAGCAAGGGCAGCGGCGGAGTGTTCGAGCGCGGCGCATTTCTCGGTTTGTTGGATACGCTGGCCAACAGCACTGATTTGTTCTTAGTTATCACGCCGGAAGCGGTGTACCCGAACATGGCGATTACCGGCTACGACTACGCCCGCGAAGCTTCAGACGGGGCGCGGCTGTTGAAGGTTAATATCCATTTGGCCGAAGTACGGCAGGTGGAAGTGAAATACACCAAAACCAAGCCGGACGGCGCACAGGCACAGGCAGACGGAGGCAAGGTGCAGCCCAAGCCGATACAAAACAACGAATCCATAGCTTCAAAACTGTACGGAGCGGCCAGTGATGGGTTCGGGAAAATAACCGATACGTTCAGAAAGGGGTTCGGGTTGAAATGATTTACCAAATCCCCCTTAAACCTGTCCCGGTGCAGAAAGTGAGTGCCACATTGGGCTCTCAGGAAGTAACCATATCGCTGCTTCCGCGATTGGGCAGGCTGTATGCCACCGTGTCGGCAGCCGGGCGCGTGCTGATACGCGAACGGGTATGCCTGCACGGTATGCCGCTGGTTGGCGAGGCTTATCGCGGCTTTCGCGGCGAGCTTTATTTAGTCGATACCGCAGGCAGCCTAGACCCGCAATGGCAGGAACTGGGCAGCCGCTTTATTTTGGTGTACCGCAATGGGCATTAAAGAAAAAATCCTGCGCGTCAGCATCAAGCTGGGGCAGGAAAAAGACGTGTGGGACGCAAAAGGCAACGATACGCTGGTTGTCGAGGGTTTGCGCACTTCCTGCCAAATCAATTATGGCAACGGTGCAGTTATGCCCTCTGCCCGAATCAAAGTATACGGCCTGAAGCTGGACAGTATCATGAAGCTGTTGCGGGTGAAATGGAACACCGAACAGTCGATGATGAATTTGGTTCAGGTGGAGGCCGGCGAACAAGGCAACCTGAGCGTGGTCTATACAGGCAACATCACGTTTGCCTACCCCGAAATGGGTGGCGCGCCGGATATTTGCTTGGTTATCGAGAGCCATACCGCCGTTTTGTGGCAACTCAAGCCCGCCGAAGCGGTCAGCCACGAAGGCGAAACCGATGTGGCACAGGCGATCGAAGCTATCTGCAAACGCATGGGCAGGCGCTTTGAGAACAACGGCGTGCAGGCCAAAATCAGCAACCAATACTTGCCCAACACTGAGCTGAATAAAATCCGACATATTGCTGCCGCTGCCGATATAGACGTGTACATCGACAACGAAACAGTTGCTATCACCCCCAAGGGGCAGCCACGCATGATTGATGTGCCAATAGTCAGCCCGGCCACCGGCCTAATCGGCTACCCGATACCGGACTTGCAAGGCGTGAAGCTGCAATGCTTGTACGACAAAGCACTGCGTTTTGGCGGACTGATTGAAATTTCAGGTAGCCTGATTGAGCAATGCAACGGCAGATGGCGTGTGTTCGGCCTGTCGCTGGACTTGGAAAGCCAAGTGCCGGGCGGCAAGTGGCTGGCCGACATCAAAGCCGCCAATGTGGAGGATACGAATGTCAAAGTCGCAACATAGCCGGGCGCAATACCGGCCAGAACAGTCACAAGGCGGCGCGGGCGAAATTGACGCGATAGTGTCCGGTATCGTCTCACGCATCCAAACCGTAGCACTGGTGCGCGTGGTTAAAACCAAAGTGGGCGGGCTTGCCCCTGTCGGGCTGGTGGACGTACAACCCTTGGTTGCCCAAATCAGCGGCGACGGCACGGTTACGCCGCACGGCATCATCTACAACGTGCCGTATTTCCGATTACAGGGCGGCGGCAATGCCGTGATTATCGACCCTGAGCCGGGCGACATTGGCATGTGCGGCTTTTGCAGCCGTGACATTTCTAGTGTTAAACAGAACAAAGCGCCGTCCGCCCCGCAGAGCAGGCGGCGTTTCGATTATTCGGACGGCCTCTATTTCGGCGGATTCCTGAACGGTACGCCAGAGCAGTACATCATGTTCTTCAAAGGCGGTATTAAGTTGTTCTCCCCCGGCGACATCGAAATGGAAGGCAAGAATATCGTACTGAAGGCGCAAAACGGCGTGAGCAGCACCTCGCAAACTTTTCAAGCCAACACCCAAACTACGGCGCAGTTTACCGGCGGTGGAGGGATTGACACAGACGGTGATGTGAAGGCCAAAGACATCAGCCTACTGCACCACGTCCACAACGGCGTGCAGCCCGGCGGCGGCAACACGGGAGAACCGCAATGAACACCCTCTATCTTGACCCGCAAAGTTGGGATTTGGCCTTGGATGTGGCAGGCAATATTGCGCTGGCGAAAGATCCATACGCCAAGGCGCAGGATGTGGCCTCTGCCGCCCGCCTGTTCGTCGGGGAGCTGTATTACGACACAGAAAAGGGTGTCCCCTATTTTGAAGAAACACTGGGCAAAAAGCAGTCGTTCGCGCTGTACCGGCATCGGTTGGTACAGGCTGCCTTGTCCGTCCCCGGCGTGGTGGCGGCAGACGTGGTCGCCGAATTGCGCGACGGGCGTGTGCTTTCAGGTAGCCTAAAATTTACCGATGATGCCAAGAAACAATATGAGGTAATGCTATGAACAGTAATGTTCCACCAGTGCGCTTCACACCGCAGGGCTTGCAGATTCCGACTGAAACCGAAGTGCTGAACGGCGTGCTTGCCGATTTCAATGATGCCTTCGGTGGCGGCCTGAACCTGAATTTGGAAACGCCGCAGGGGCAGCTTGCCTCTTCTCTAGCCGCCGTGATTGCCGACAAAAACAACCTGATTGCCGAACTGGTCAATCAAATCCACCCGGAATATGCCGAAGGCGTGATGCAGGATGCCATCGCGCAAATCTACTTTTTGCAACGCAAGCCAGCCACCGATTCGGTGGTGGTGTGCGAGTTTATCGGCCTGCCCGGCACACAGATTCCGCAGGGATTCATCGTGCAGGATGAGGCAGGCAACCAATGGGCTTTGCAGCAGGAAATCGGCATTCCCATCAGCGGGAAAGTCAGCGGCACACTCATTGCTGCTGGGCAGATTGAAGCACCCGCCCACAGCGTAAATATTATTTATCAAGCCTTGGTGGGGCTGGATAGGGTGGATAACCCGCACCCCGCCGTTCCCGGACGGGCGGAAGAGAGCCGCGCCGAATTTGCCGAACGCAGGCGGCGCAGCGTGGCCATCAATGCCCACGGAACGCCGCAGGCAGTGTATGCCAACGTGTTTGCGTTGGACGGTGTGCGTGATGTGTACGTCATTGACAACCCGAAAGGCCAAAGCGTACAGGCCGGCGCGACCAACTACACGCTCAAGCCGCACAGTATCTATGTGGCAGCGGTGGGGGGTGATGATACGGCGGTAGCTGAAGCTGTATTACGCTACGCGGGCAGCGGCTGCGATTTCAATGGCAACACCGAAATCACAGTGTACGACCACAACTACAACAACCCGAAGCCTGCCTATCAGGTAGCCTTTATGCGCCCGAACGAACTGCCGGTGCATTTCCGTATCAAAATTGAGCGCGGCGCATTTGTTGGTGCGGAAACGGCCATCAAACAAGCCGTCATTGCCACCTTCAAGGGGCGCATCGGTGCAAATCTATATGCCATTGGCTACGTTGCTCCAGTGGTAAAAGCTGTGCCGCAGGTGCATGTGTTGGATGTGGAAATCGGTTTGTCGGCAGGTAGTATGGGCAATTCCGTAACAGTAGGTATCGACCAAACGCCCGTTGTTCGCGCCGAAAATATCGAAGTGGTGAGCGTATGATAACCGTGGGCGAAACCTTAATCAGCCAATATGCCAACAGCCCAGTCATCTGCCGCCTGATACGGCGGTTTGACGACTGCCTAGACCCGCGCACAGACAAACAGCGGTTTTACGATACCGTGTGGAACGTGTCCACCGCACAAGGTTTTGGGTTGGATATTTGGGGGGCGATTGTTGGTATTGAGAGAGAAATCATGATTAGCGCGCAAGACGAATACATCGGCTTTGCGCAGGGCTTTACTCCGTTTGGCAGCGGTGTGTGGAGCACTGGTGAAGGCCTGGAGCGACGCTACCGTTTGGACGACGACACCTACCGCCGCGTGATTATGCTCAAAGCCATGAGTAACATCATTTACGCCACCGCCCCACACATCAACCGCCTGCTGCGTGAAATGTTCGGCACGCGCGGGCGGGCGTATTTTGTGAAAAACGGCACGATGGCCGCGCGCTATGTGTTTGAGTTCTACCTTCTGCCGGTGGAACGCGCCATCATCCGACAAAGCGACCTGTTGCCGCGCCCCAGCGGCGTATTACTAGACTTTTACGAGCCGGAGGCAGATAAAACCTTCGGCTATATCGAAGCCAACCTGGCACCCTTCGGCGAGGGTGCTTTTTTTATGGGAGTTTAAACCATGCCACAGCCAAAACTGCTCTCCAAACCTTGGGCGGCGGACGGTCTGAAAAACAGTATCCCCGTCACCCGCAACGGCTCTCTGGCGCAGGAGGCCGCCACCTATGCCGAGGGTTTCCCGAGCATCACCATGACCCCGATTTCTGTCGGCGGCAAACCGCCAAGCGGGAAAGACATGAACGGCGTACTGTATGAAATCAGTGCGCACACCGTTTGGCAAAACCAAGGCGGGCGTTACCGCTTCGACCAAGCCTTTTGCGACGCCATCGGCGGCTATCCCAAAGGCGCAGTGCTCATCAACGATGCATCAGACACCGAATACATCAGCCTAGTGGATGCCAACACCCACAACCCGAACAGTGGCAACAACACAGGGAAATGGTCGGTACATGCGGGCAAAGGACTGAAAGCCAGCACCACACAGGCCGGCATTGTACAGCTCTCATCTGCCACCAACAGCGACCGCGAAGATATGGCCGCCACGCCTAAAGCAGTTAAGGCGGCATACGACAAGGCGGTAGAAGCTGCCGCAAACGATTTGCCCAGCGGCGCCGTGATGTATTTCGCCGGCCAAACCGCACCGGCAGGCTGGCTCAAAGCCGACGGTGCTGCCGTATCCCGCACCACTTATGCCGCGCTGTTTGCTGCCATCGGTACTACCTACGGCGCCGGCGACGGGCGCAACACCTTCAACCTGCCAGACCTGCGCGCCGAATTTGTGCGCGGCTGGGACGATGGGCGCGGCGTGGACAGCGGGCGTGCCTTCGGTTCGGCACAGGGGCATGCCGTTGCCAATCACTACCACCCAACAGGGGTATTTTGGTCGGACAACGATGATTTAACCATGCCGCGCGAAACCGAATACGGTAACAAAACCTCAATGCAGGCCGGCGACCCGGCTGCCGTTGTATTGGGCGCAAGTCAAGGCGGTGCCAATCAGAAGAATTATCACTTGGATGCCAATTTGGCCAACAACAAAGGCAGTGGCAACAACTGGACGCTGACCACCCGCACCGACCATATGACTGTTGCTCAAGGCGGCGGCGAGACTCGCCCGCGCAACATCGCACTGCTCGCCTGCATCAAGATTTAAGGCACGGTCCGGGCCCTGCGGGCGGCACCGCCTGAAAACGGAGGATGAAATGTCCGAACAGGATAAATACCAAATCATTGCCGACTTTTTACGGCAGGTCGGCTTCCGGCGCGGCGTACTGCTGTTTCTCGCCGGCATC